TGTTTCAATGTATCCGCCCTTGTTGATGCGTGTGCCTGATCCAGTGCGTGTGAATGTGAAATCCCCATCACCATCAGATGGTAAAACGGAATAAACTTTGTCCTCCGCATACGCTGCGGGAATCATTGCCAAATTTGCAGTATCCTTAACTCCCATTTATTTGGTTTTATCTTTTATTTTTTCAAAGGTACGCAAACCACCCAAACCAAGCATCCCCAATAGTATGGTGATTAGTTGATCCATTTGAATTGCTGGAGGCATCACATCAGGTGAAACCCACGCAATTAAATCACGAATAATGAAGTTGTATGCAAGCGCAATCCCGCAAATCCAACCAATGAATGGTCGCCAACCTGCAACAAATATGCTCCGATGTTGTGCCTCCATTTTGTTGATTTCACTTTGCACCTTCACAAGTTCCATCATTTTATCAGGATCAATTTCCTTGCCTTTGATTGCTTCACGAATATCCTTTGCAAATTCACCAAGTGATGATTTGCCACCATTATTCAATCCCAATAATTTTGCAATCAATCCTTTCATTAGTACACCCAAATTACATTTTTACTTTTATCGGGATCATTATCAACGTGAATAAACGTTTTGGCAATCCCTAATCGATTAAATCCAACGAGTTTCAAAATATCAATCAAACGGAATCGATCCGCTGAATTGTCGCAACTCACATCAATCGCATATCCTTTCAAATGGCTTGATGTTTTTGATCCGCCAACTTCCTGATTTCTTTTTTCAGTGCGCACACCCGAATTGATGCGTATTGGTTTGCCAAACAATTCACGTGCTTGATCAATCATTTGCAACACTTCGGCATCCATACGTTCACCACTCCCAATTTCATCAGGTGAATCAAATTCGCTTATTTTAAAATGCTTCATTTTAGAAACTCAAAATTGTGATTTGAAAATCCTCAACCCTTGCGGTTGCTCCGCTTTTATCAACTTTCACTTGTATTTTCACACCACTTGTTTTGATTGCGCTTGTAACAAAAAATTGAGTTGTGCGTGAATAACGCACCTCATCCCCTGATGATGAAATCAAATCGTGTGCAAACTCAACGCTTTTTGTTGTATCTGGAAAATACAATCTTGAATCCATTCGTGTGTTTGCTGATCCCGTTGTGATATCATAATCATTGCGCACTAAAATAACTTTTCCAACTGGCACCTCACTCAAATCAATTGTGTTGGTTGCTGAATCCCACAAATCCCCAGTGATGTAAGTTGGTTTGTATGTTGTTTCAGTTCCCGTTCCTGCCTTGTTGTTTGTTAAATCAACCCAAGCATCCGCAGTTAAATTGATGGGAGTTGTGCTTGTTGCAGTATCCTCATAAAAGGCAAACCCGCCTTGATCATCATATATTGCATTTATGCTTGATTTTATTTCATTGACATTGGATGCGGTCACTTTGTAGATTTCCGCAAGTTCCGATGTTTGATTGTCCGTTTTATTTGTAAAAGTAATTTTTGCCATTATGATTGTAATTCAAATTGTAATTCCGCTTGTAATCCACCCGATGGAGGAATTTGTTCCACACGATTGGATAATTCAATGATTGCCCTGAAATATGTATGATCACTCAAATCTTGCTCAATATATTGAATGCCCTCATTTTGTGATGTGTACACATTGAATCCTTGTGCGCTCAAATCAAAATAGTTTGCTGATCGTGTGCGCAACAAAGATAAACATTCATCCACAATAAGGTTGCAATCAAGTTCCCCACCATTGTCCGATTCAAATCTTGTAACCACTTCAATCCTTGTAATCACCTGCGAATTGAATGTTGTGCGGTTTTGATCAACCTCGTTGTTTGTAAGGGAATAAACCCGTACAAATGGATATGATGCATTTGATGGCACTCTGCCATAAATTGGCACGATATTGCCACGCAATGAAACTTCGTTTGTTAAACGATCAATGATGGCTTTCCGTATGCGATGAATAACTTCTCTCATGTTAATTTTTTAAGTTTTTTATCAATGCGTTTCAACATATTATTGAAACCCACCCTTGCGGATGAAAAGAAAAATGGTCGTGCTTTTAGATTGATTGGAAATTGCACCATCCTCCATTTGTTTTTTTCAACCTCAACGGGAATTTTGCCCGTAAATCCTCTGCCTTTGAATTGTGCTGCATACGAATCAGGAATTCCAAGTTCCTTCATATCAGTCAAACTCACTTTTGATCCCGTTCCAAACTCAACATAAGGCGCATATTCAGCATCCGCAATAACCGCAACACCTTTTCCAGATGCCTCCGAACTTATGCTCCCACGCAAATCACCGTTATCATAAGGAGCGGATTGTTTTGCCCTTCCAACAATTTCCTGCGCACCCCTTCCGATTTCATTTGAAAGTTCTTGTTTTGAAAACTTTTGCAATTGCGCAAGTTTTTTATTCAACTTTGCCAAATCCGATTGGTTGATTTTTATTCCCGCTTTCATATTCCCACCGCTTTGATTGTTGTGTACTTATCAATTTTGGAGTCAAATTTGTCATTGATGCGGTATTTTTCATTGGAGGATTCCAACTGCAACACATCACTCAAAAGGATTTGATTTGCTGCCTTTTCCCGCAGTATTATTTCAATTGCGGTACGTTGCTCCCGAATTCCGTTTTCCTGCGTTATTTCACCCGAATTTTCCTTGTATGAACACCAAAAGGTATGCACAATGGTTTCGGAACTTGTAAACCCACCGAATCCATCTGCGGTTTTTGTCAATCGCAGTATTTTAATCCTTTTATTCAAGCGACCTGCATCCATTACACAAACATTGATTTGTAAGATGTTAATATTGTTTTGGCATCAGTTGGAATCAAATGCACGTTTGCACCTTGAACAAAATCCGCACGATTGTCATAATACGTTGAAATTGTTTGGAGCATTGCTTGTTTCATAAGCGCATTGTTGATGCCACTTGTGATGTAAGTGATTTTAACCTTTTCCGCAGCACCGCCATCCAATTCAATGGTTTCATTGTCCAAACCGAGTATTGTGTACGTTGCAGCAATATCATTGATTGTAACTGATTCAATTGATGCCACTGGTGAAAATGGAATGTCAATCAATCCCGTTTCTGTTGTATCCACATAGTACGTGCGATTTTTTGCCACAATATCCCTTGAAATATAATTTTCGCACCATACACGTGCGGTTTCAATCATCAGTGTGATCAATGAATCATCCGCAGATGTATCAATACGTGCGTAATCTTTCACATCTTGTGTTGTGATTATTTCACTTCCAGTTGTGGAATTGATTTTGATTTGCCTCATTTCTTTTAATTTGTGTAAAGTTAAAAAAAAAGAGGCACATTGATTGCGCCTCCTTTTAAGTTGAAACAGAAAAAAAACTCATTAAAGAATTGATGCGAAGTTACGGAAATTTTTTTTGTAAATACCATCAATGCCCAATCGAATTGCTTTTTGTTCTTTATTCTTAATAATAAAAAAGCCATCATATTCAACAAAATAGATGGCAAAATAATCAACGTACTTTTTTGGATAACCCTTTCCAGTTCGTGTGAGTGAAATATGAATGTTGCTTTTGTTTTTTTTACGATCAGCGGAAACCGATTTGATTTGGATTTTGAATACTTTGCCATCCCTTTCAATTATGGCATCATAAGGTGATGCATCAAGCAAAGGCATTGAAACATTGAATCCATTTTCCATTGCTATTGTGCCAAACTTATATTCAGCAAAGCAACCCCGTTGATTAGCATCCACAAAATAAAAGTACAAAAAAAAAGGGATAACCAATTGGAAACCCCTTTTCAATCTAACAATAATAAAACAAAACTAATTACTCATCACACGATTCACGTGCAATTTTTTCCTCGAGTTCCCCGAGTTCCTTCAATACCATCAGTTGTTTTGATAATGGCATTTTACTAAATTCCTTTGCATCCAACAGTTGCAAGTATCTTTTATAATCTTTGTTCAAATGTTTCATGATTCTTTTTTTGTGAGCATCATTGAAAACCCAATCAGGATTGTAAAGATGCCTGTGAATAAATCATTGAAAAGATAAATTGTGCGGATGCCAACTAAAAAGAAAAGCCACCCCAACAATGCCTTGTTGATTTTTGTTTCCTTGTTTTTCATAATCCCATCCATTTGTCAGCGTGTGCGCATAGTTGGCAAAATGTGCATACCAATCCAAATGCTGCAACATATATAATGCAGTCAAAAATAAAGTTTTCAATTTTCCGTTTCATTTTGTTTGTTTTTATATTGCAGTTACGTGCGATTGTTTCCTTATTTCTGTTCCGTTTTCGCTAAAAGTTTGACAAAAAGTGTATTTGTGTCCACAAAATTTTTTAGCAGGGTATTTGACATAATATCCTCCGTAAGGATTTTCATCAACTTTGAATTCCGTTCCTTTTGCTTTTAATGCTTCGATTGTTTTTTGCATTTGTGTCATAATGTTTGTTTTAATAGTTTGAAGTATTTTGCACACCATAAATATGATCATTTGGATGCATATTTGTAGGTTTTGTGTGATATCGTACTTCTTGAAAATCCACACCAACCAAATCTGGAGATTGTTGAATTGCTTGTGTTTCACTCACTTTTTTCATTGGTGCGCCATTACTTTTGCAAAAATACTGACCAATTTTAACTTCTTGAAAATTCATATCTGTTTCGTTTTGTTGGTACAAATATAGGAAAAAATTCTTTCCCTCCAAACAAATATCAAAAAAAATGCAAAAAAAAAGAGGTGACCGAATATGATCACCCCTTTTATTGGTTGTAATTCCCTAACTATTAGGGAGTTTCAAGTGCAGCTTTTGCAGTTGAGAATGTACCATTCACGAATGCATTTGGCAAGTAGTTTGTCAATGCAATACGTTCTGATACTCTTACAGTTACGAATCCATCACGTACGTTTGTGCCATCTTCTCTAAAGAATTCAACACCAACGTTGTCACGCACCCAAAGTTGAGTTCCAACACCGAAGTTTCCACATAGGAAAGTTCCCGCAGTGATTGCAGTATTAACTACAACAGGAACACCCATAAATGCAGGTTGTAATCCAGCGTAAACCTGATCTTTCAAATAGCTATTGTTGCTATCTTTCAATAATAGGATTTTGTGGAAATCTGTTGGATGTAGCATAATGTAATCCGCATCATAATTGCCCAATGCCAATTGGTTAAGAGCAGCTATAAGAACATCGAATTCATTTGCCGCCTCAACTGATTGGTAAAATGCACCACCTGAAGTTGTATCAAAATCAGCTGCATCAGTTATGATTCCGCTCAAGTTTGGAGCAGATCCATCACCTGAAAGGATTTGTGTATCCTCAACTGAAAGTAGTTTTTCAGGCGCACGAGCTGAAAGGTATGATGTAAGTTGTGGAGTATCTGCCAACATTTCCTCACTGATGCGGAAATAGGTCGCTATCTTGCGAACGTTTGCATCAGATGCAGTGAAATCGAAATCAGATTGACCAATGGTCGCTCCTTCAGCTGCGGTTGCAGCACCATTT